ACTTCAACATTACAACAATCAGGGAGGGGATGGTTTGACATCTTGGATGACTGGCTTAAACGGGATCGTTTTGTCTTTGTGGGCTGGTCTGGATTACTTCTTCTTCCCACTGCTTACCTTTCTATTGGGGGTTGGCTTACTGGTACGACTTTCGCTACGAGCTGGTATACCCATGGTCTCGCTAGTTCCTATCTTGAGGGTGCAAACTTTCTTACAGCGGCAGTTAGTACTCCAGCTGACGCTATGGGTCATTCTCTTCTTCTTCTCTGGGGTCCTGAGGCTCAGGGAGATTTCGTCCGCTGGATCCAACTTGGGGGACTCTGGAATTTTGTGGCACTACACGGCGCCTTTGCTCTCATTGGTTTCATGCTTAGACAGTTTGAACTTTCTAGGTTAATCGGTATTCGTCCCTACAATGCTATTGCGTTTTCTGGTCCTATCGCTGTATTTGTCAGTGTCTTTCTTATCTATCCACTGGGCCAGTCTTCATGGTTCTTTGCTCCCTCCTTTGGGGTAGCGGCAATCTTTAGATTTCTATTGTTCCTTCAGGGTTTCCACAACTGGACACTCAATCCCTTCCACATGATGGGAGTTGCTGGTATCCTTGGTGGTGCATTACTCTCAGCCATTCATGGTGTGACTGTTGAAAACACACTCTACGAAGATGGCGAACAATCAAATACTTTCAAAGCTTTTGATAGTACACAAGAGGAGGAAACTTACTCGATGGTTACTGCGAACCGTTTCTGGTCACAGATCTTCGGTGTTGCTTTTAGTAATAAGCGTTGGTTGCATTTCTTTATGCTCTTCGTTCCCGTCATGGGTCTCTGGGTCAGTTCTATCGGTATTATTGGACTCGCTCTTAATCTTCGTGCTTACGACTTTGTATCTCAAGAAATTCGTGCAGCAGAGGATCCTGAATTCGAGACATTTTACACGAAGAACATACTTTTAAACGAGGGCTTGAGAGCATGGTTAGCACCTGCTGATCAACCGCACGAGAACTTCATCTTCCCTGAAGAAGTTCTGCCCCGTGGTAATGCTCTCTAACCTTTAATAAGGATTGGTCTTATTAAAGGAAACCCACTAAACCTTTAATAAGGATTTCTCTTATTAAAGGATAGACGATAACTTTTAATAATAATTTAAGATTGTGAGGTGATTAGTACCCTCTAAACACTTCACATTCTATAGATAATATTAAATGTATTACATTCATGTCTTTTTTACTAGCTGCAGGAATGTCTTACTACATGTCTACGATATGTCATGAGGCACCAAACCTAACTAAATCAGAAATAAAAGATAGAGCAGAAGAATTGTTTCCCTATAGAATGGGTCAGAACAATCACAATAACATATATTACTATGGTCTATACTGTAAAAACAACAACTAACTAAAATGAACCACTATCTTCTCTTTGTTTATGGAGTATGTTTCTCCCTTATTGGAGGTGCTGCATTTGCAATGATGTGGTCTAACATCATGTCTTTAAACATGAAACCTGAACCACCTAAACTCAAACGGAAACATCCAGAGGCACCTGGAGAAGGTGAGGAGTTGATGTATGTAGATCTGTCTAGAGAAAAACTAGAAGACCTTTACAAGGATTAAACCACTTCCCACGATGTGTTAAAAAAAATCTCATATCTTTAACACATCAAAGACAACGTGTTAAGTGTCACAGCACTCCTTGACGGGAGTGCTTTTTTATTATATAATGACTTTGCAAACATCAAAAAATGTATGAATGATCATGTCTGAAGAACCTTTCAGTATACACCCCCTGCTTATTAGCATAGTAGGGGGTGTTGTTATTTCAATTTTACTTCTATCAATTCCATTCTTGATACTACTATGACGACAAATAATTTCGCAGTCTACACTAAAATTGGATGTCCATATTGCAGTAAGGTAATAGGGGCATTACAGTTAGCGGAACAACGGTACGTTGAATATAAATTGGGTAGAGACTTTGACAAGGATGGATTTTATACTGAGTTTGGAGAGGGTTCTACCTTCCCACAGATCACTGTAGATGGTAAAAACCTTGGCGGATGCACAGAAACTGTTAAATACCTGAGAGAAAATAATTTGGTTTGATGGATTTAGATCTCTACGATACTGTTGAACATACGATAGACTATGCCTTTCAAGGTAAGTTTATGTTGGATATGTATGAGTATCTGAAGAGTAATAAATCTACCAGAACTACTGTAGAAGAGTTCTTAATGAGTTGTACTGCAGCAGAGATAAAATCTCTTATATTAGATCTCGAAGGTTACCTAGAAGGTGGTAGTGATGAGACTCATAAACAATTGCGAGAGGGTTATGGTCACCTTGGTAAACCAGAGGCCCGTAAAATAAAAAATTATCTTGAGAGTATCATTAATGATGCAGGTAGGTATATGAATGACAAAAGATCAGGAAGGAAAGGAAGAACCTCTAAATAACGATGAGTCATCTCCGAAAATGAATCGGGGATTTGACCTTCTTCTTAGAAATAAAAACAGGAGGGAACAACTAAAAACTTTTCAAGTTAAGTTTGAAAAGATGATACATTTCTTCAAAAGGAAGTTTCATTTTTTCTTAGATATCTCCTTTGATATAAGGAAAACGGAGGATTAAAATGTTGGCAGTTACATTGACCCTATCCACAATTATTTCAGTAATATTTTTACTGGTTGGTGGTTTAATAGGTTACTTACTTAAAGAATACGTTATCGAAAGGAACTCTACATATATTCCAACTCACCCAGAAATGTTTGATGAGAATGGGCAGATCATTGCAGACGACATTCTTGCAGTAAGGTTCGACAATACTCCAGAAGATTTTGGTACTGAAGAACATTGACACCATAAAATAAATACTGTACACTGAATAAAATTATTAATAACTATGGCTACATCAACAAAAAAAGTTACTACACCAAAGAAACTTCCACCTAATCCATTCATTCATGAAATTTTTGAATACGTTTCTACACAAAGAACCGTAGCAAAAAAGGTAGAAGCACTGAAAGAATATCGTTGTGACGCAGTAACTGCACTTTTGATTTGGAATTTTGATGACACTGTAGTGTCTATGCTTCCAGAAGGTGAAGTTCCTTTCGAGAAGAATGATGTTCCTGTCGGAACAGATCATAGTTCTCTTCGTAAAGAATATAGAAACCTTTATCATTTTGTAAAGGGTGGTAATGACAGTCTCTCTAAAACTCGTAGAGAGTCTATGTTCATTCAGATTCTTGAGGTTCTTCATCCAACAGAAGCAAATCTTCTTTGTCTTGTGAAGGATAAACTTCTGGAGAGTCAATATAAAATCAATAAGGGAGTAGTTGAATCTGCATACCCAGATATTCAATGGGGAGGTAGGTCTTGAGTGATAAGATAAAATTTATTCATACTGATTGTGATCCAACACTAGCACAAGATAAAAGTCTACCTACTAGTGCATATCTAATTGAGTATCTTCAAGATGGAAATACTCGTTTTGATATTGTAGTTGCTACAAAACAAGTTGATATCTTTGATCACTATTGGGACAACTATCGTAGTGACTTTAAGAATATCACTCAGGCCCAAGGAAGAATCAGTCCTAAACTGTGGGGCAATCCTCCTCCAAAAGAAAAAGAGAAGAAGAAAAAATGAGTAACGGTTTTGATATTAAGTTTGAAGGACTGGACATGGACTCCGATCAAGTCCAGGCTCTTCTTAAACAGTATAAGAAGATAAAAAAATATCAGAAGTCTAATTTGTTTGCGGTTAAGACCATCGATGGGACGGAAGATTATGTCTCTGAACTGATTAAGGAAGGTGAAGAATACGGTGCCCTTGACTAAATAGAGATACTGGTCTACAATAGACCTATCGTTCATCCCCATTGAGGGGACGCAAGTAAGTCGCGGAACGGAGCGTTCATCCCATGCTAGAACTATTATTCTATACAACACTCACTTGTACTCAAACTGATGCTATTATGCTGAGGATTGAGAACAATACTAACCTTAGCAATCAGCTTAAGGTTGAGTTGGTTGAGACCCTTAAGGATTCGTCACCAGAATGTGAGTGGTATTGGGACGCAAACGACTAAAGGAACGGACTTAAAAATCCAACTACTTTAGGAGTCAACTCATGAACACACTTCAAATGATCAAGAAGCAGATCAACAAAGCATCTGCTCTTCACGACGCACAAATTACACACACCACATATCGTGGTGTTGAGTATGATACCCGTTGTGTGAAGTCAAGTGAAACCCATGGTACATTTTGTTACCGTGGTCGTACTTACAATAAGTGACACTTGTCACAGGTTGAATTATCTGATAGACTAGGGAGACACAAGTCTCCCTTTTTTTATGGAAAAAGATAAACTTAAACTTATCACAAGAAATCTTAGACTCTTAGTTGATGCATTAGAATCAGAAGTCTATTCTGATGTTAAATCTTACACAGAAAAACTTGAGGAAACACTTCCTCCCCTTGCAGATTACGATGAGGTATTTGAAGATGATGAATGATGATTGGAGATACTCTGAAGACCGAATGGTACTTCGTCAGCAGTGTCTTGGTATCCTGTTAAATAAGTATGGAAGAACCAAGATAGAAGAAGAGTCATATAGTACCCAAGACATTTATGAATGTGTAGATACCTGGGTTTCACAAGGTAACCAATTAAGTAATGGAATAGTTTCTTATTTCAATACATATTTCAATTATGAAAACAAAAAAAGCAATCAAGTACATCCTCAAACATCCTGAACTTTTTAGTGAAGGTGAAAGACTCTATGTCGAAAGAGTTAAACAAGAACGTAAACAACTAAAGACTAAAGCCAAAGATGAATCAAGCCAAACTAATCTCAGTAACACCTGACGCAGAACAACACATGGCATACTGTGCTCGTGTGTCAAATCCAGCAAATCAGGATAATGAGAAGTTCAGTGGTCTTCTGAAGTATTGTATTAAACATCAACATTGGTCTATCTTTGAACAGGCATTCATGTCTATGGAGATTGAGACTACGAGAGGTATTGCAGCACAAGTATTACGACATAGAAGTTTTACCTTTCAAGAGTTCTCACAAAGGTATGCAAGTACTAATCTTTTGAACACCGAGATTGAACTTCCTGAACTCCGTCGTCAGGATGATAAGAATCGTCAGAATAGTATTGATGACCTTGACCCTGAGGTGGTCGA